GGTAATGTTGGAATTGGTCAAACAGGTCCGACAACACATATAAATTCTGGCAGCTTTTTCAAACCTGATTCAAATGGTAAATTTTTAACATTAAATGGTGGTGCTAATGGCTCATTTATAATGTTAGAAAGTAGCTCCACTACAGACAATGATCAAATAGGTGGAGTTTATTTTACAGCCACAGGTGGTCAAGCAGATGCGCACAAGCAAGTTGCGGGTATAGATGCGATATTTGAAGCACATGGAACAACTAGTTTAAATGGCGCTGATTTAAGATTTTTTACCAAACCTTCTGGTGCTGGAGCTGGTGTTGATAGTCCAGCTTTAATATTAGCACATAATAATAATGCAACTTTTGCAGGTAAAATTGGCTCAGGAATAACACCAGTAGAAGTTTTAGATTTAAAAACTGCAAGTGGAGACTGTCGGATTAGACTAGATGCACCTGCGAGTTCTGATACAGAAATTAAGTTTTTTAATGATGGTGTTGCACAATATACAATAGGACACGATGATGCTACTGATAATTTTGTTATAGGTGGCGCTAATGTAGATACTGCTTTAGTAAGTGTAGGTAAAACAGGAAACACAACTTTTGCAGGAAATGTAAAAATAACTGGTACTCAGGAAAAAGTTTTAGAATTAGATACAAGTTCAGATACTGGTGCAATACATTTTGAAGATAATGGTACAATAAGAGGTATATTAGGTTTTAGTAACGGTTCAACAATTACACAATCTGCTTCTGATCACGATATGGTTTTAAGAAGTGAGGCTGCTTTATTATTAACAACAAATACTGGTAATGTAGCTTTAACTTTAGATACTTCACAAAATGCAACTTTTGCAGGAGGTGTTACTGTTCAAGATAACATTACAATGACAAAATCCTCTGGTAACAACCAGTTGTATATAAATTCTTCTGGTGGAGGTGCTCCTGTAATATATTTAGAAGATCCAAACCGTAAATGGGGTCAATTTGTTTCAAATGGTCATTTATATTTTAAAGATGAGACCGCGAACATAACTGCACTTAAAATAGACGGTGTTACTGCAAATGCAACTTTTGCAGGTGACGTAAACATTACAAAAGGCACAACAGATTCTGTTATAAAATTTAATGTGTCAGGTCAAAGTTATACTGTAGGTGTTGATTATGATGATAGTAGAAAATTTAAAATTGCTAGTTCTTCAAATTTAGGAACACAAGATAGAGTAACTGTTCTTAGTACAGGTCAAGTAGGAATTGGAACGATTACGCCTAGTGATTTACAACATAATGTTATAACTTCAAATGGTACTGCTCTACATTTAAATAATACAACAGGTGGGGCTGGGGCTTTTGTTGATTTAGATTTTACAACCTATGGTTTAACAGGCACAAACCCCGATGCCGCAGCAAGTATAAGAGTTATTGACAACGGTGCTCACGGGGGACATATTACTTTCAGATCTAAAGGCTCAGGTATGGGTGCTTCACAAAGTGAAATAGTAAGATTTGAACAAGGCGGCAACGTAGGAATCGGTACAACTTCGCCTTCAAAAAAATTACACGTTTATAATACAGCCGCAGCTGATGTAGCATTATTAGAATCAACACAAGCATTTTCAACATTAGCATTCAAATCAAGCAGTAATACAGATACAGCAGTTTTTGGTGTAGATGGTGGAGGTAATGCTTATATAGAAAACAAAAAAAGTACACATCCAATTTTATTTACTACAAATTCTAATGAGCGTATGCGTATTACTTCTGGAGGTAAAGTTGGGATTGGAACTCAAAATTCACAAAACGCTGAACTTGCTATAAAATCGGGTTCTAATTTTGATTTAGAATTATTTTCTGAAGCAAGCGGTACAGCTTGGCAATCATACAATAGAACTACAAGTACTTGGGGTTATATAAGGCTTATTGCTGGAGGTGGTGAGCAAATGAGAATTGCGGCTAACGGAAATGTCGGAATTGGAACGATTACGCCTGCGCAAAAACTTCACGTTATAGGTAATATATATTCTGTAAATAGCGGAACGGACGGTGGGCAAATTAGGTTGGCAAATAGTGGTGGAGGAAGTAATTGGTATTGGGCAGCAAGAACAACAGGATTAAATTTAGGTGAACTAGGAGCGGCAGATGGTAGAATATTTATTGCTAACGGCGGCAACGTAGGAATTGGAACGACATCGCCAGCATCTAAATTACAAGTAAGAATAGGTGGTATTGGAAGCAATGCAAATGATGAAGTTGATGGTGTTATTTTTGAAGGAGATAGACACGATTTAATATTTAAACAAATAAGAACTAGCGCATCTAGTGATTGGAATAGCACAACTTTTAGACTTCAAACAAGAGTAGATACTACATTAATGTCAAGTATTGATTTTGTAACAGATGCAAGTTTTGAAAGGCATATAGATATAAATACAGCATCTAATAGTTTAAACACAAGATTTACCCACAATGGAAAAGTAGGAATCGGAACAAATTCGCCTAGTCAAAAATTAGATGTTAATGGAGCTACTAATTCAAAAGGACTATTAATAAATGGATTGCATAATTTTGGAGTTGATTCTAACGCAAGTATTGAACTCAATAATGCTGCTACTTCCTATGGCGTTATAAGAGCATTTCAAAGTACTGATGCAACAGGTGTGATTCACTTTTTTGGGCGTTCTTGGGGTGGTGGCTCATCTGTTGGTATGGTAAATATTGAGGGGCACAATGGTGTGAGCATAGGCACTTGGAATTCACCATCAACATCCACGACTTTTTTAACCTCAGGAAACGTCGGAATTGGAACAGCTTCGCCTAGTGCAAAATTACATTTAGCCGTAAGCTCTGCAAATGATGATACTTTTCATATTTTTAATGGTAGTGTGCGTACACATTTATTAGGTTCTGAAAGCACTAATGGTGTTATATATTTAAGAAATTCATCTAATAGTAATACGGTTAGAATTAATACCTCAGGCAATTCATATTTTAACGGAGGTAATGTAGGAATTGGAAATACAAGCCCATCGCAAAAATTACACGTTACAGGATCTATATTAGCGTCTAGTGATGTTGTAGCTTTTTCAGATAAAAAATTAAAAGAAAATATTAAAACTTTAGATGGCTCTAAAGTATACGATATGCGCGGTGTTAGCTTTACTAGAAAAGATACTGGTAAAGATAGCAGTGGTGTTATAGCGCAAGAAATACAAAAAATAGCACCAGAATTAGTAACTGACAATGATGGAACATTAAGTGTTGCTTATGGAAACTTAACTGGATATTTAATTGAAGCAGTTAAAGAACTAAAAATAGAAATAGAAGAATTAAAAAAGTGTAATTGTAATTGTAAAAAATAAAAAAATGGCAAAAATTGATAAAATATATTCTTGGAATATAAACGCTTTAGATACATATCCTAGCAAAGAAGGAAAAGAAGATGTTGTATATACTATTCATTGGACATACAACTGTACCGAGGGGGAATTTAGTGCATCTAATATAGGGACTTATTCTGTATCTTTTGATGAAAATAGCTTTATTGAATATAAAGATTTGAAAAAAAGTGATGTAGTGGGTTGGCTAGAGGCTAACTTAGACATTGATTCTATGAAAGAAAGTTTAATTTCTCAAATAGCAGAATTAAAAATACCAACATCAAAAACTTATTCTTCTCCATTTGCGGAAGAATAATATATTTAGAAAACAACCAAAACAAGTAATTAATAAATAATAGTGTAATATAATTAAATAATTTAAAAATTAAAACCATGAGTGAAAACAAAATAACCGAAGAACAATTAAAAAATTTACAGGACTTAGTTGGAAAGCTTAATAATGCTTCAAGTCAATTAGGTAATATTGAAATGCAAAAACATCAGCTTTTACATGCTTCACAAACTTTTCAGAGTAATCTTAATGAATTGCAAAATAATTTAGAAAAAGAATACGGTAAAGTTAGTGTAAACATACAAGACGGTACTTACGTTCCAATTCCTGAAGAAGAAGAAAAACCAGAATTAATAAAATAAAATCATGTCACTGGTAAGAAAAATTAGTATAGGTAGAGACTATAAAAACGACGCTATGCATTATTCCGTAGGCCAAGAAGTTTATGGAGGGCACACTATCGTTGATATATTAGAACAAGACGATAAGTTTTCTATTTATATTAAAAAGAAAAATGAAGTATTACCGTGGAAAGATTTTAATAAAAATATGGCTATAGCCGTTGAATATAACTTAGAATATTAATGCAAAGTTTATTTAACTTTATAGTTAAACCTAAAAACGGAAGATACGATAATAAAAAATATATTGATGGTTCGGAGTTGCTGTTAAATACAGAAATATCCGATCATCAATATGTTAGTCGTATTGGTATAGTGACAGCAATACCTAAGTCTGAAACAACTGAAATTAAAGTTGGGGATGAAGTAATTGTACATCATAATGTTTTTAGAAGATGGTATAATGTACGCGGTAAAGAAAAAAACAGTCGTAGTTATTATACGGAAAATCAATATTTTGTTACTATTGATCAAATATTTTTATATAAACAAAATGGGAAATGGCAAACATTAAAAGGTTTCTGTTTTGTTAAACCAATTGTATCTAATAATATATTATTAAACGAAAAAGAAGAACCTTTAAAAGGTATTATAAAGCATGTTGACAAGCATCTTAATGATATACAAAAAGAAGATTTAATTGGTTTTACACCTAGTAGTGAATATGAATTTATTATAAACGGTGAAAGAATGTATAGAGTACCAACTAATTCAATATCTATTAAGTATGAACGTCAAGGAAACGAAAAAGAATATAATCCAAGCTGGACAAAAAGCAGTTGATGAATTAATCAAAGTCGCTAAAGAACCTATTGTAGATTCTGAAGATGACATTTCTGCTGATAGATTAAAAAATGCAGCAGCTACAAAAAAGTTAGCAATATTTGACGCATTTGAAATATTAAATCGTATTGAAGAAGAAAAATCATTATTAGAAAATAAACCTTTAGAAAAAAAAGAAAACGTATTTAAAGGTTTTGCTGAAAAAAGATCTAAATAATGTATAAACAAACTTTGTATAAGGTTGTTGAACCTATAAGAATAAACACAATAAAAAGATTAAATAAATCTAAAAAATGGGAGTATGGATATAATAAAGAACATGATATTGTTATTATATCAAAAACTGGTGAAATTGGTGAAATATATGAAATACAAAATTTACGTATTGCTTTACCTAAACCCAAAAGCGTTTGTAAAGAACATAATAAATGGCAAGTAGTATCTTTACCAAAAGAATTAAATAGAATTAAAACAATATTTGATTGGAAAGATTTACCAACAGATTTTCAAAATAAATGGCATAATTATATAGATGATGAGTTTACTAAAAGAGAATATGGTTATTGGTTCCGTAATAAAGGTATTGATACTTATATTACTGGTACTCACTATATGTACTTGCAGTGGACCAAGATTGATGTTGGCCGGCCAGAGTTTAGAGAAGCAAACAGATTATTCTTCATATTCTGGGAAGCTTGTAAAGCAGATAAACGAAGTTATGGAATGTGCTATCTTAAAAATAGAAGATCCGGCTTTTCCTTTATGGCTTCAGCAGAGACTATTAATCTCGCAACAATTTCATCCGACTCACGGTACGGCATATTGTCCAAATCTGGGTCCGACGCTAAAAAAATGTTCACAGATAAAGTCGTACCAATATCGGTCAATTATCCGTTCTTTTTCAAACCAATACAGGATGGAATGGATAGACCCAAAACCGAGTTGGCATATCGTGTACCCGCGTCCAAGTTTACAAGGAAAAAATTACTCGCGAACGAAAGGACCGAGGAGCTCTCTGGGCTCGATACCACAATCGACTGGAAAAACACCGGTGATAACTCGTACGACGGGGAGAAATTAAATTTACTAGTTCATGATGAAGCTGGTAAATGGGAAAGACCCGAAAACATATTAAATAACTGGAGAGTTACAAAAACAACATTAAGATTAGGTAGTAGAGTTATTGGTAAATGTATGATGGGCTCAACAAGTAATTCATTAGATAAAGGTGGAGAAAACTTTAAAAAATTATACGATAATTCAAACGTTACAAAGAGAAATCGCAATGGACAGACTCGCTCGGGATTATATAGTTTGTTCATACCTATGGAATGGAACTTCGAAGGATTCATTGATTCTTATGGACTACCTGTATTCAATACCCCGAAAAAAGAAGCTGTGGATGTACATGGAACAGTTATCGATATTGGGGTTATCGAGCACTGGGAAAATGAAGTTGCCGGTTTAAAAGGAGATCAAGACGCATTAAATGAATTTTACAGGCAATTTCCAAGAACCGAAGAGCATGCGTTTAGGGATGAAACCAAAAATAGTTTATTTAATTTAGCTAGAATTTACGAGCAAATTGATTATAACGATGATATTACACAAGATGCTAATATAACAAAAGGCAATTTTTCTTGGCAAAATGGAATAAAAGATTCTAAAGTTCAGTTTACACCAAACCCTAATGGAAGATTTAAAATTAGTTGGGTACCTAATTTAAATTTACAAAACAATATTATAAGTAGAAATGGAATTAAATATCCCGGTAATGAACATATGGGTGCATTTGGCTGCGATAGTTATGATATATCTGGAACTACAGATGGTAAAGGATCTAAAGGTGCACTTCATGGTCTTACTAAATTTAGCATGGAAGACGCGCCGCCTAATCAGTTTTTTTTAGAATATATAGCTAGACCACAAACCGCTGAAATATTTTTTGAAGATGTACTTATGGCATTAGTATTTTATGGCATGCCAATACTTGCAGAAAATAATAAGCCTAGATTATTATACTATTTAAGAAGGAGGGGGTACCGCGGGTATTCTATGAATAGGCCGGATAGACTTTGGAATAAGTTATCTATTACAGAAAAAGAAATAGGTGGTATACCTAATTCAAGCGAAGATATAAGACAAGCTCACGCTGCTGCTATTGAGACATATATTAATAATTATGTTGGCGTTACTGATGAAGGTAAATATGGCAATATGTATTTTAACAATACATTAAATGATTGGGCTAAATTTGATATAAACAAAAGAACAAGATTTGATGCCGCAATAAGTTCCGGATTGGCAGCAATGGCTTGTAATAAAAATTTGTATAGACCTAATATTGAAAAAACAAAATCAAAAGTTAATATTAGCTTTTCAAAATATGAAAATAAAGGAACTTCATCTAAAATAATAAAAAATTATGGCTGAATCTAGTTATAAAAGTTACTTTCCAAGCCAAACGGCTAGCGACGAACAAAAACTATCCATGGATTATGGTATGGAGGTTGCTAGAGCTATAGAAAATGAATGGTTTAAAAAAGATCGTGGGGCTAATAGATTTTATGTTAATCAAAATCAATATCATAAATTAAGACTATATGCCAGAGGAGAACAAAGTATACAGAAATATAAAGATGAATTATCTATAAATGGTGATTTATCATATCTTAATTTAGATTGGAAGCCTGTTCCAATTGTTCCTAAATTTGTTGATATAGTTGTTAATGGAATTGCTGAAAGAACGTATGACGTAAAAGCATATTCTCAAGATCCTTTTGGGGTTAAACAAAGAACAGATTATATGGAGGGTATTATGTCTGACATGATGACTAAAGAAATATCTGACTTTGCAGATGAGCAATTTGGTATAAATATATATAATTCTCCTGCAGATGAGCTTCCTGAAAATGAAGAAGAGTTACAATTGCATATGCAACTTAATTATAAGCAGTCTATAGAAATTGCAGAAGAGCAAGCTATTCAAACTGTATTTAATCAAAATAATTATGAATTAACTAAAAAAAGATTTTTTTATGATTTAGCTGTTTTAGGTATTGGTTGTGTTAAGAATACATTTTCAACTTCAGAAGGAATTAAAATTGAATACGTAGACCCTGCAAATATTGTATATTCTTATACGGAATCACCATTTTTTGATGATATATATTATGTTGGAGAAATAAAAAATATAACAATAAACGAATTAAAAAAAGAATTCCCTAATTTAACAGACGAAGAATTAAGAAAAATATCAGAACAAGGCAGCCAAGATTATAATGTATATAATAAATTTAATACACAAATAAACAATAAAGATAATAACTCTGTTCAACTTATGTATTTTAATTATAAAACATATATGAACGAAGTATATAAAGTAAAAGAAACTGCAACTGGCGCGGAAAAAATAATTAAAAAATCTGATGCTTTTAATCCACCTATAACAGAAGGATTAAGATTTGAAAAAATAGCAAAAAATATTGAAGTACTTTATGAAGGTGTTTATGTACCTGGCTCTAATATATTATTAAAATGGCAACTATGTGATAACATGCTGCGAGAAAAGAGCGATATTAATAAAGTTAAATTAAATTATTCTTTAGTTGCGCCTAGAATATATAACGGCAGAATTGAATCATTAGTTGGTAGAATAACAGGGTTTGCTGATATGATACAATTAACTCATTTAAAAATACAACAAGTATTGTCTCGTATGGTTCCCGATGGTGTCTATGTTGATGCTGACGGACTTGCTGAAATAGATTTAGGTAATGGAACTAACTACACTCCGCAAGAAGCGTTAAATATGTTTTTCCAAACTGGTAGTATTATAGGTAGATCATTAACCTCTGAAGGTGATATGAATCCAGGAAGAATACCTATACAAGAAATAAATAATAACGCTGGTACTGGAAAATTATCTGCTTTAATAAGTACTTATAATTATTATTTACAAATGATTAGAGATGCTACTGGATTGAATGAAGCAAGAGACGCGAGTACCCCTGATAAAAACGCTTTAGTAGGATTACAAAAATTAGCAGCAGCTAATAGCAATACAGCTACTAGACATATTTTACAAAGTGGTTTATTTTTAACTGCAGAAACTGCAGAAAAAATATCGTTAAGAATAGCTGATGTATTAGAATTTTCTCCTACAGCAAACGCGTTTATACAAAGCATAGGAGCACATAATGTAGGTACATTAAAAGAATTAACTGAATTACATTTACATGATTTCGGTATATTTTTAGAACTTGAACCAGATGAAGAAGAAAAACAATTACTTGAAAATAATATTCAAGTTGCAATAGCACAAAATAACATTGAATTAGAAGATGCTATTGATATTCGTCAAACTAAAAATCTTAAATTAGCTAATCAGCTTTTAAAATTAAGAAGAAAAAAGAAAAAAGAAAACGATCAACTTATACAGCAACAAAATATACAAGCACAGGCTCAAGCCAATGCGCAATCTCAACAAGTTGCGGCTGCTGCAGAAGTACAAAAACAACAAGCGTTAACTCAAAGTAAAATTCAATTAGAACAAGCTAAAGCACAATTTGATATGGAAAAAATGCAGTCCGAAGCTAATATGAAAAAAGATTTAATGCAATTGGAATTTCAAATGAATATGGAATTAGCTAAAGTAAGGTCTGCAGGTGACTCTGAAAAAATAAATAAAAAAGAAGATCGTAAAGACGAAAGAACTAAAATACAAGCTAGCCAGCAAAGTGAACTTATAGAACAAAGAAAAAATAATACACCGCCTAAAAGCTTTGAATCAGCTGGCAATGATATATTAAGCGGTGATTTTGACTTAGGTGCGTTTGAACCTAGGTAATATATAAATTGTATAATTATATAATATTTTATTATGGCAGAAAAAATTAAAGCTAAAGTTGTAGAGACTGAAGAAAAGTCTATACAAGAAAAAGAAGAGGTTGTACAAAAAAATTCTGGGTTTGATGAAGAATCGCAGATGTACAAAGTGGACCTTTCAAAACCACCCGTAAATCAAGAAGAACAACAAAAAGAAAAAACAGATGCCGTTCCAGAGCAAAGCACAGATGAGGTTCCTGTACGCAACGAATCCGAAAATGGCGGAGAAGTTCAAGAAGGAAACTCCGAAGAACAAATTGAAAACCCTACCGGAGAAGAAAACAGCGATGGAGATGTGCGGGATACGCAAAAAGAAGAGATACCAATAATAGAAGAAATAACCGATGAAACCAATGAAACAAATAATACTGACGAGGCAGGAGTGGCAGGAAGCGATGAAGTTACCAACCCCGCACCGGAACAAGAAGAAGTATTACAGGAAGAAGAAACACAAGAACCTGTAGAATATCCTGAAAACATTATGGACTTAGTAAAGTTCATGAATGAAACAGGAGGTAATTTAGAGGATTATGTAGCTTTAAATAAAGATTACGAAAAATTTGAACAAATGGATTTGTTACATGAGTATTACACTCAATCAAAACCCCATTTATCAGCAGATGAAATTGCATTTTTAATTGATGATAAATTTTCATTTGACGAAGAAGCTGACGATCCTAGAGATATAAAAAGAAAAAAATTAGCATTTAAAGAAGAAGTTGCTTCAGCAAAAAATCATCTTGAAGGACAAAAAGCTAATTATTATAAAGAAATTAAAGCTGGCTCTAAGCTAACGCCTGAGCAGCAAAAAGCAATGGACTTTTTTAATAGATATAATAAAGAAAGTGCAGAAGCTGAAAAAATAAACAAGTCTCAACGAGATACGTTTAACAATAAAACCAATACTTTTTTTAATAATCAATTCAAAGGTTTTGAATATAAGGTAGGAGAAAAAAAATATAGGTTTAATGTCAAAAATGTGAATCAAGTAAAAGAAACACAAAGCGATATAAATAACTTTGCTAAGAGGTTCTTAGATAGTAATAACGTTATGAATGACGCCGCAGGTTATCACAAAGCTTTATTTACAGGCATGAACGCTGATGCAATTGCTCAGCACTTTTACGAACAAGGCAAATCAGACGCTATTAAAGAATCTGTTAAGTCTGCTAAAAATATCAACATGGATCCTCGATCTGGTTTCAAACCGGTTGAGGGAACTGGTATTAAAGCTAAAGTAATGGGTGGTGATAGTTCATCAGGGTTAAAATTAAAACTTAAAAATTATTAACCTTTAAAATTTAAAAAAATGGCAAACAATAATGTTTCATTTTCCGGTCCTGCGGCCGGTGGGATAGTAACGCCTGCGGTGCAAAAAGCAACGTTAGCGTCTAACTATCTAAATTTTCATTCAGGTGGAGTAAACTGGGCACAACAGTATTTACCTGAATTATATGAGCAAGAAGTTGAAAGATATGGAAATAGAACTGTATCTTCTTTCTTGAAAATGGTAGGTGCTGAAATGCCTATGGCTTCTGATCAAGTTATTTGGTCTGAGCAAGGTAGACTACACTTAGCATATAATGGTCAAATTAATCCTGTTACTGGAGCAATTGACACTATTACTGGTATTGATTCTGGAGCTACAGAAGCACACGCAATTAGAAAAGGAGCTACTGTAGTAGCTGTTGTTAATAGCGTTGTATTCAAAGCAATAGTATCAGCTGGTGTTGAAACTGCAACTGATGCATTAACTATTAAGCCTTATGGCGCACAAAATGTTAATGACTTATCTGGTATTGCAGATACAGACAACCAAGTAATAAAGTTTTTTGTTTACGGTTCTGAATTTGCAAAAGGAGCCCCAAGCATGACTGAAGCTGTAGAGCCTAACTTCAAATCTTTTACAAACAAACCAATGATTATAAAAGATCACTATGAAGTTTCTGGTTCTGACACAGCTCAAATCGGCTGGGTAGAAGTTTCTGGAGAATCTGGACAAACAGGATATTTATGGTATTTAAAAGCTGAAGGCGACACAAGAGTTAGATATGAAGACTACTTAGAAATGTCAATGATTGAAGCTGAAAAGAAAAACGTATCTGGTACGGCTACAGAAAACTCAGAAGTGGGTGCAGGAGTAGATGGTTCAGAAGGTTTATTTTCTGCGGTTTCTTCAAGAGGTATTGTAGCTACAAATCAATTTGATTCTAGTACAACTGCTCCTGATAAATTACCTGAATTTGATGCATTACTTAAAGAGCTAGATAAGCAAGGAGCTATTGAAGAAAATATGTTATTCTTAAACAGAGATGCAAATCTTTATTTTGATGACTTATTGGCTGGCTTAAATCCTCATGTTACTGGTGGTTTATCTTATGGAGTATTTGAAAACTCAGAAGATATGGCATTAAACTTAGGATTTTCTGGATTTAGAAGAGGTTCTTATGACTTTTATAAAACTGATTGGAAATATCTAAATGATGCTTCTACAAGAGGTTTAGTTGGAGGATTAAGCGGTATTTTAATTCCAGCTGGTACATCTTCAGTATATGATCAGCAACTAGGTAAAAACGTTAGAAGACCTTTCTTACACATAAGATATAGAGCTTCTGAAACTGATGATAGAAAAATGAAATCTTGGATTACTGGTTCAGTAGGTGGTGCATCTACAACTGGCGATGACAAGATGGAAGTTCACTATCTGTCAGAAAGATGTTTAGTAGTACAAGCAGCAAATAACTTTGTATTATTCAACTCTTAATACTTAATTTAAAGGAACGGGTGCTTCGGCACCCTGCCCTTTATTTTTATTAATTTTTATTATATTATATCATGGCAAAAAACAAAAAAGTAGAAGTGGCTACTGAGCAGCCTAAAAAAGCTGTACCACAAATAAAAGATAAAGTTTACCAATTAACATTACAAAAAACACCTATTGTATACATATTAAAATCAAGAGGCATGTTATGGTATGACGAAAAAAAAGGCTACGAAAGAGAAATTAAATATTGTGAAAATCAAAAAACAATATTTGTAGATGAAATGAAAGGGCCTGAAAGATTAAGTCATATTATTTTTAGAGATGGTCAACTTTTTGTACCAAAAGAAAAACAAACTTTACAAAAATTTTTAGATTATCATAAAGATAATGGAAGAACTTTTGAAGAATACAACCCCGTGCAAATAGCAGAAGATGATATTAGCTATTTAGAAATTGAAATAGAAGCTTTAAATCTAGCACAAAAAATAGAAATTGATCATGCTGAGGCAATATTAAGGTCTGAGCTTGGAAATAAGGTATCTACGATGACTTCTAAGGAGGTTAAAAGAGATTTATTATTATTTGCTAGAAACAATCCTAAACTATTTTTAGAATTAGCACAGGACGACGACATAAATATTAGAAATATTGGCATAAAAGCTGTAGAGGCTAGAATAATTAAACTTTCTAATGACAATAGAACATTTATGTGGGGTTCAAATGATAGAAAGCTTATGACAGTTCCATTTGATGAAAATCCATATTCAGCATTAACAGCATATTTTAAAACCGACGAAGGTATTGAAGTATTTCAAAATGTTGAAAAAAAATTAAAGTAAGCAATTGTAGGTAAGAGGCCTGCTTTTGCAGGTCTTTAACCTATAATAAAAATATAATGAGTGTAAATGTAAATACAGTATACCAAAGGGTATTAGCTATAACGAATAAAGAACAAAGAGGTTTTATAACGGCTCAAGAGTTTAATTATTTAGCAAACCAAGCTCAATTAGATATATTTGAGCAATATTTTTATGATATTAATCAATTTTTAAGAATACCGGGTAATGATACGGAGTATTCTGATATGATTGATATTTTAGAAGAAAAAATAAGTGTATTTGAAAAAGTTGGACAAGCTGTTAATAGCGGAACAACATTACCCTCAGATTTATATAGATTAGGTTCAGTAGTTTTTAATGGCGCTGAGGCAGAATCTATAAGTCAAAAAGATTATATCTACGTAACGCAAGCTCCTCTTGCACAACCTAACAATGATTTTCCTATATATATTAGAGATGAAAATGGAATAAAAGTTTATGGCAAGAATGTGGCAGGCGCGTTAGAACAAAAAACTTCAGGTGTTACGTGTAACTATATAAAACAACCTGCTTCTGTTTCATGGGCAGCAAATTCCGTAACAGGAACTTACGACGCGGGTAATTCTACAAACTTTGAATTGCATGAATCAGAAGAAACAGAACTTGTAATAAAAATACTAGCATTAGCCGGTATAATATTAAGAGATAATTCCTTATATGGAATAGCTAGCGGCGAAGACGTAAAAAATGTTTCACAAGAAAAATCATAATAAATGGGATTATTTAATCAAACTCAACAATCGTATTATCAAGGTAGCAACTATGGTAATTATCAGTTTATAACACTAAAAGATATTGTAAATAATTTTATAATTTCTTATGTTGGTGAAGATAAAATTATACCTAAAATTAAAAGAAATAATGTTTCTTTCTTTGCGCAAAGAGCATTGCAAGAATTAAGTTATGATACATTAAAATGTGAAAAATCACAAGAAATAGATGTTCCACCTAGTTTAACTATGATATTACCTCATGATTATGTAAACTATGTTAAATTAACTTGGTGTGATGACAGCGGTATTGAACATACTATTTATCCCGCTATTAAAACTAGCAATCCTGAAGCTTTAGTACAAGACAATAGTTATAACTATACTTTTGATAGTGATGGAAATTTAATAAAAGCATCTGAATCAGAAACTTGGAAAAAATATAAAGATCAAAATCAAAATGCAGATGTTGTAAATGATTTTTACTTAGAAGACAATAGATCTTTTCAAATATTAAATGGTAGAAGATATGGATCTAGCCCCGAGTATATGAACTCTAATGGATCATTTTATATAGATCCTATAACTTCAAAAATACATTTTTCCGCAAGTTTAACTAATAGAACAGTTAAGTTAAAATATATAAGTGATAGCTTAGGGACAGACGCAGAAATGAAAGTACATAAATTAGCTGAAGAAGCTATATATAAATGTATTTCATATTTTATATTATCTACAAGAGGAAATGTCCCAGAGTATTTAGTTATGAGAGCTAAAAAAGAAAAGTTTGCAGCTGTAAGAAAAGCTAAACTTAGATTATCAAATTTAAAAATAGAAGAGCTTACGCAAACTATGAGAGGCAAATCTAAACATATAAAACATTAAAATATGCCTGAAATTAAAAACGCATTCATTAAAGGTAAAATGAATAAAGACCTTGATGAAAGGTTAGTTCCTAATGGTGAATATAGAGACGCGTTGAACATTGATGTTGATTACTCAGAAGGTAGTGACGTCGGTGCGTTAAAAAATATTTTAGGTAATACACAAAAAGATTCTATATCTTTATCATCTGCTACATGCATTGGTAAAATTAAAGATACCGAAAACGATAAAATATATTGGTTTATAACATCATCTGCAAAAGATATTATAGCAGAATATGATATTGCTTCTTCAACAGCGGCTGCTGTTTTAGTTGACACGGGAAGTGTTTTAAATTTTAATACAGCTAATTTAATTACTGGTGTTAATGTATTAGACAATGTATTATATTTTACAGATAACTTAAATGAGCCAAGACAAGTTGATATTACATATTGGAAAACTCAAACATCTGATTTTAATAGCACAAGCACTGGTTTAACTGCCGAAAGAATAACTATAATTAAAAAATCTCCATTAACCGCACCAGGATTAACAATGAGTTCTTCAACAAGAGGAGGAGCTGGTACTTCAGGTGGTAATACTATTACAGCAAGTATTGATTTAAGCAGCGGTTCAGGAACTGATTTAGCTGATGCAAAAGATTCTGGTACCACAGTAACGGGTACTTTTAGTGGTTCTCCTAATTATGTTGCAAATGATGTTATAATATTAGCTCACGATTTTACTTCAAGTAGTGATGGTGAGGTTACTAAAACAGAAGCAAGAGTAAGATTAGCTTCTAATTATTCTGCAGGGGCTACTTCATTTAGTGCTGAAATATTAACTATTAGCCCTCGTATGGTTGGGAATGCTATAAACTATTCAGCATTATTAGAAGAAGACGATCCTTTATTTGAATTAAAGTTTCCAAGATTTGCATATAGATATAAATATGATAACGGGCAATATTCTTGTTTTTCAAGTTTTTCAAATGCTGCATTTTTACCAGACTCTACTGTAGGAAGCGGAACTGGATTTGAATATAATGCTGAGGATGGTTATAATTTAGCAATGGTTAATACACTTAGAAGTTTAACATTAACTAATTTAAATCATAATATAAGTAATGATGTTGAAGAAATTGACATTATATATAAAGATTCAGTTAGCTCAAACTGTTATGTTGTTGATACTATAAAAAGAAGCGGTGGCAGTATAGCTTCTACATTTGAAGTAAAAGATGAACAAATATTTAAAGTATTACCATCTAATCAATTGTTAAGATTATTTGATAGCGTACCTAAAAAAGCTAAAGCACAAGATATAACAGCTAATAGAATAATATATGGTAATTATACACATCAATTTGATTTACCGGCATCGGTAGTATTAGATGTAAAATTAAAAAATAGATACAATCCTGGTAATTCTACAGCTTTAAAAAATCAAAAACAATCTATAAAATCTAATAGAACATATCAAATAGGTGTTGTTTATATGGATGAATTTGGTAGGCAAACGCCAGTATTAACAGATAAAAGCGGAATTATAAAAGTACCATTTGGTCAAGCTAAAGATAATACAAAGTTTACAGCTAAAATAACATCATCAGCGCCATCTTTTCAAAGTTATAAATATTTTATTAAAGAAATATCTTCAGTTAATTATAATATTTGTGCAGATAGTTTTTATCAAGATGAAGACGGGTATATGTATGTATCTTTTCCTTCTTCTGAAATAAATAAAGTACAAGAAAACGATATATTATTATTAAAAAAGAAAACGGGAACTGAAGCGTCTGATATAAAAACTAAGTTTAAAGTATTAGATAAACTAACCACGCCTCCGGGATTTTTATCAAAACCATTAGAAGTAGCATATAGGCCACATAAATTTACATATAGCTTTCAGTTTGGGGATGGTACTGAACAAACAACTATAAAAGCTGGTTCTACGCCTGTACCTAATAGTAATACAATTACTTTAATGGACTTTTTTAAAGTTGGCGATACCGCAATAGATGATGGAAGTACTTTCGCATTAGGTGATCATGGGGCGTCGTCCCAAGCAATTGACGCAATATCCCCTGGTAAAAAAGTAAAATTTGTAAGAGGCGAAGCAGAATCAGAAATTTATACTGTAAAATCCATAGAAATACACAGCATAGGAGGTGATGATATTGAAGTACATTTTGAAGAAGAGTTTGGTAATGATGTTTTAATATTATACGAGGATTACGTTGGCAATGAAACAAGCGCTAAAGTATTTGGAATGATGGTTGCGTTAGAACAAAAAGACAAAACTGGTAGTGCAGAATTTGAGGGTAGATTTTTTCTTAAATTAAAAGCTGATAATAATTTATTAGCAGGATTAAAAGGAACTAATACTGAAAACTTAAATGCAATATCTGCAACTCAGGGTGTAGACGGCGATTTTCTTAATTCTAGCAGCACATCGGGATCACCCAGTAATCCAGATAGACAGTATTGTATAAGGGCTGGTGGACAACACGGCGCTAATTCTTCAACTACAAACAGCACTAGTGTTAATAGCGGTGGGTTTAATGATTCACCTACGACTAATACATCATTTGGCTCACCTGTACTAGATCATACTAAAGGATGGCATTTTACTATAGGTACCTCAGTGCCTTTTAGTGATACTGAATCTGCGTATTCTACGCATGCTTTTGCATTAAATTTAAAAGCCGGTAACTATTTAAGCTTTCATAATAAAAAGAAAAACGATGGCGCTGCTGATAATACGTTTTATAAAATAGAAGAAGTTGATATTAGAGATCATTCAGATGGTAGAAGATTTTGGACAATAAGATTAGATAGAAATTTAGATGGCAGATTACCTGCCTTTATGAATCAAACAGGTTCTAATGATAGTAGTATACCTCATAAATTTTCTATAATAGTACATGAATTTAAAACAGATAGTTTACAAAATATAACTAACCCACCTATATTTGAGGTTGAACCAAAAGACGACGTAGATATAGATATATATTATGAAACGCAAGAAAACTTTACAGTTTCTTCTGATCATGGTAACGAAAATTCTTTATCTTACTATAATTGCTTTAGTTTTGGAAATGGTGTTGAATCATTTGTAATAAGAGATGATTTTAATGCACCTGCATTAGGTAAAGGCGTAAGGGTATCAACGGTATTTGAAGATAATTATCAAGAAGAAAATTTAAAATCAGGATTAATATTTTCACAAATATACAATGGCAAAACTGGTATTAATAGATTAAATCAATTTATTATAGCAGAATCAATAACAAAAGATTTAAATCCTGATTATGGCAGTATACAGTTATTACATACTAGATATAATGATATAATTGCATATTGTGAAGATAAAGTGTTAAAAATATTAACAAATAAAGATGCATTATTCAATGCAGATGGAAGTGTAAATGTTACATCAAATAAAGCTGTATTAGGACAATCAGTACCATATAACTCTAATTACGGTATTGGTAAAAACCCTGAAAGCTTTGCAGATTATACATTTAGAGGTTACTTTGTTGATAAGAAAAATGGAGTTGTTGTAAGACATTCTGGAGATGGTATGGAAGCTATTTCTGGTTACGGAATGAAAAGATACTTTAAAGATAATTTAAGAGCTCAAACGGGATTTATATACGGATCGTATGACGAGAAAAAAAATCAATATAATGTTAGCTTGCCTACAAGTGTTAATACAACCGTTTCATTTTCTGAATCAATAAATGGTTGGCCAAGTAGAAAATCATTTTTACCTGAAGGAGGTTTAAGTATTAATAGTAAATATTTTACGTTTAAAAATGGACATATATTTGAACATCATACAGGAACAAGAAATACTTTTTATAGCGTAGCGGGTAATCCAGAGGTAACATTCTTGTTAAATGAAGCACCTGCTAATATTAAAAACTTTAGAACTTTAAATTACGAAGGCAGTAGCGGATGGAATTGCGATAGTATAGTAACAGATCAACAAGACGGAAATGTTAGTTCTTTTATAGAAAAAGAAAACAAATACTATAATTATATATCAGGTATTGAAGAAACTGAAAATACAGTAGATGTTAAAGCTTTAAATGTACAGGGTATTGGTAATTTAACATCACAGGCTATTTCAGGAAGCAATAGAATATTTACATTTAATTTTAATTTAAATGATGATATTCAGGTAAATGATAATTTATATTATGTAGATGGATCTAGCCTTAAACAAGATTTAGGTAAAATTACAGCTATAAATAAAACTAATAAAACAATAACTATTGCTAATACAGGCGAGGCACCTCAATCATCAGCATATATGTTTTATGTTAAGAACGCAAAATTTTTTACTTCTGGTCTTTTAGGTTATTTTGCAGAAACAAAAATGAAAACAACTTCAACCTCGTTAAAAGAAATTTACTCAGTTGGTTCTGAGATTAGTATAAGTAGTTAACATGTAATTATAAATATAAATGGAAAGTATTATAGAAATATCAAAATTAATAATAGAGGCTCCTACGGGGATGAACTTAGCGATAGCTCCAGCTGCCGCGGCCGCGGCAGCTCCCGCGGTAATAGGCGCTGCATCTCAAGCTGTAGGTGGAATAATAAAGTTTGGTGCAAGTTTATTTGGCGGTGGTAAACGTAGAAGAGAGCAAAGAAGAGCTAGAGCAGAGTTAGCACAAAGAAAACAACAATTTGAGTCTTTAGATACGTCTAATCCGTATAAAAATATAACTAATCCATTTGAAAATCTTACAGTAAATACTCAAGCTGCAGATTTTGCTGCCCAACAAAGTGCGCAAGGCGCAGCTAATATAATGGGTAATTTAGCAGCAGCTGCCGGTGGTGGTGGTATTGCTTCTTTAGCACAATCTATTGCTAACTCGCAATCACAAGCTGCTCAACAAGCTTCAGCTAGTATTGCGCAACAAGAATCAAGAAATCAAATATTATCAGCACAAGGCGAAGCAAAAAGACAATTTGCTGTAGCGTCAGGAGAAAGACAAACTCAACAAATGGAAAGAGAAAAAGTTGGTACATTATTGGGTATGTCCCAACAAAGAAAAGCCGCGGCAGATCAAGCAAGAAAAGATGCGACTAATCAATTAGTTGGCGGTTTAACGGATATGGCTGGTGGTGCACTTGGCGCTGCGGTAGGAGGAGATATTATGAAGGGTGGAAGTGGATTTGGATTTTTAAAGGGCAAAGGGAAAGCTAGTTCAAGTGCTGGTTCTGGTTCAGGCGCTGGTTCTGGCTCAGGCTTTGGGTTTGGCCCTTTTGGAATGTAAAAATTAAAGTATAAATTATGGCAGATAGAAATTTAATAGCAGGCGCAGCATTATCAGCAGATAGATTTAATACAGGTTTAGCGGCTACTGTGGATAGAAGTATAGCTAGAGCAACGGGCAATATTGCTAAAATGTTTGAAGCTCAAGAAGAATATAGAAATAAAATTGATGCAAGAGCTTTAAATATTATTAATCAATTCCCAGAAGATATAGAGTTTAATAAGGTAGATAATTTACATGTTGAAAAACTTCAAGAATGGGCTACTAATAAAAAACAACAATATTTTGAAGGCGCAAGAGCTCTAGCAAAAACAAGACCTGGAAGTCAGGAGTTTTTAGAATTACAATCACAATTAAATAATATTAAAAAATCATATGTTAATGTTAATAATAATCTAATTAATTTACAGGCAAAAAGAAATGAATGGAATAAAAATTATGGTAATATTTCTAATGGATTAAATGCAGAAAAAAAAGATGCATTAAATAAATTACTTTTACCCGATGCTAGCTATCAATTAGATATAGACGATTCTGGATCCTCTGTTTATACTGTTCAAATAGACAATGGCAAAAATATTAAACTTACAGCAGAAGATTTAAATTGGCCTGAAAAAGATGTAGAATTTTATAAGCAAGCTAATGAGATTGGCGGCGCTTTTGCATCCGCTGGTTCTAAAGGTGTGTTAATAAAACAGGGGGATTATAATTATGATAACACAGTTGGTCAGCTTAACGTGCTGCTTAGTAAAGATACTACAAATAGAATGTTATCAATTGTTAATGACGATATTTTTGATGGATATAAATTAGATCTTACGGATGAAGAAAAAGCTCAAATAATAAATGACCCCGTTAAGTCAAAAAATGTAGTAATAAATAAATTATTGCAGCATTATGAAAGAATAAATAAAAATGCTTATGATAACTATTCTGCTATTAGCAATAATAATAATATTAACAACGTGTCCGGCCTGGGAAAGGGAATACAAGACAAAATACAATTAGCTTTACCTAAAGTGTCTGAAGCTTTTAATTTTGCTACTAGCGCTTTAAGTGATGAGGCCAGGGTTAGATCTTTAAAAAAATTAGATTTTGATAATAAAAAAGATTATATGTCTAAAAATGAGTTTTTTAATCTTTTCAAAAACTCTGAGGATGCTCCTCAATTAGTCGGTATGAGCAGTAAGCAGTTTAATAAATTATCTGATGACGCTAAAAAAGAAGAATTTAATAAGATATATAAAGGTGATATATTTGAGGACCAAAAAGCAATACCTCTAGATAATCAAAAAGATTTATTTATTTATTATTTAAATGCAGCGGGGTTAGATGAGAATACTATAAATTATTATATTTCTCTATATGCAGATAAATTAGATTCAAGCGATGATTCTTTAGATCCTTTAGTAGATCCTAAAGAAAAAATGCAATTAGAAGTTAAAGACACTATAAGATTTCTAAAAACTGGGCAAGAGCCCGTGCCTCTAGATGAAATTGAAAATATAGCTAACGAATTAGGATTAACCACTGACGAAAATTTATAGTTTATAATTTATGGAAGAATTATTTAAATTATTATATGGCAAGTACGCTAAAAATTTAACATCTGACGAAGTTAATAAAAAAATTAAATATGCATTAACTTTAGAGCCTAATCAAGCAATAGATAAGTTTTATCTTAAATACACTAAAGCATTACCTAGTGATAGTCAAAAACAAGCAGCAATAAATATTTTAAAACAAAATATATCTAATTATGAAAATTCTTCTAAACCAAAAGAATTACCGAATATTTTTGAATCTGTAGGAATAGGTATTAAAAATGTTTATAAAGGTTTTGCCGCGCAAGGACCAATGATGGCATATGGTGAACAATTAACTAAAATTAATAAAAAAATAAATTCTATAAATAACAATCCTGATGTTAATTCGTTTTTAGTAGGAGGCCGTTATTCTCGAAAAGAAGGCTATACTATAGGGGCCGAAAGAAAAACAAAAGAAGACGCTTTGCAATATTATGAAAATGAAAAAGCTCGAATTGAAAAGTTATGGTTTGAAAACTTTGAACAAGCAGCTGAAATACAGGAAGCTATAAATAAATTTGAAAAAGCTCAAATTTTTAAAAACGGAAAACTTGATTTGCAAGCAAGAGAAATACCGCAAATAATGGGAGAACAATTGCCTCAAATGTTATCTAGTTTTTTTGGAGCTACGTTTTTTCAAGAAGGAGGAAATGTTATGGAAAGAATGTTAGCTAAGCAAGCGGCCAAAGATTTAAATTTGTCAGAGGAAGCTTTCGCACGTTTATCTAAAAATGAACAAGGTGAAGCGTTTTTAAATATAATAAATGACGGTAGAGCTGAAGATATATTAGATAAATCTTTTACCGTAGGCGTTGTTAATCAAGGATTAGATTTTTTAGGGGCGGCGGGAATAGCTAGAGCAGCAACAAAGATTATACCAAGGGATGCATGGAGAAGAGCTTTAAAGGGCAGATTTAAAGAAATAGGTAAAGCAGCAAAATATCAAGGATTAGCAACGCTTGGAGAAGTTATAACAGAAAATGCTCAAGAAATAATTTCTGCAAGTACCGCAAAAGATCCTATAACAGCTGAATTATTATTAGAAACTACAGCTCAAACAATTATTGGTGCGGGCGGTATTCAAACATCGATTGCTGGAACAAATATAGCTTATAACGAAGGAATGGCTGAATTTACGGCTTTAACTGATCCAAAGAGCGTTAGCGCTATATCTAAACAAATGCGCAAGGAAATTAAAAATGATAAAAATATATCTGAAAATAAAAAATTAGATTTATTAAAACAAATAGATATAGCTGAAAGTTTAACAAAAAATAGTAAATTTAATAATTTAAGTTCAGAAGAGATTGAAATAAATGAGCAAAAAACTAATGCTAGGAAATTATTTTTTGAACAAGAGTTAGCTAGGCAAAAAATATTTGATAAAATAGAATCTTTAGAAAATCAACTAAAGGAAACCCCAAACGATTTAGATTTAGAATACGAAATAAATGAAACTAAATTAAAATTAACAGATATTCAAGATCAAATGGACGGAATATTATATGTTAATAATTATATATCAAATGGTTCAAAATTAATAGATTTTATAAATTCAAAAAGAAAAGGTATATTTGCTGATAAACAAATTATTAGAAGAAGGAATAAAAAAGAATTAGAGCAATATATAAAAAATAATAGACCAAATGATTTGAAAGATAAAAAAATTGTTGATTGGCTTAACGGAAACAACAACGCGATACTTTCAAAAGATGGCACTACAGCATATATAATAGATGAAAGAATATTAAATAATACTTTAGAAAAAGGTAGTGTGATAGCTGGTAACGCTGTTCATCATGAAGTTCTGCACATGCTTTTTCATAGCTTGCCTGATGCAGATCGTTTAGGTTTAAAAAATGAAATTGATTTAGCATTTAAAAATAGCAATGATACTGAAATACAAAATGTATATAAAAAAATACAAAAAAGATTAGAGGATTATAAAGATCAAAGTGAATACGTACAAGTTCACGAATTTTTTACCGCAATATCTGATGTTTTAAGCCCTTTGCAAGCTATAAAAAATTTAGAGCAAGCTGGATTTTTTAAAAAAATTGGTGATATATTTTCTAATAAATATGAAGAATTTGTTAGATTACCACAAAATATAAATGGTAAAAATGCGTTAGAATTAATGCAAAAATACAATTCTTTTAATGGCGTTCCATTAACAACAAAAGAGGTAGTTGAAGCGGGTGCCTCCGCGGTTGCTGACGTTGCTTCTGCAGGCGGAACAGATGTGAAAGAAACGCTAGAATCTAAATTATCAAGCGAAATACAACAGGATGTTGCTAATGAAATAAATAATTTACAAAAAGCTCGAAAAGAAGCAGAAGATTTAGCAAGTAAATTTAATAAGCCATATCAAAAAACACCATCTGAAACTAAAATTGAAAATTCAATTATTGAAAAAGTAAAACCTACCGTAGATAGTTTTGTTGAAAGCAGAACTAAAGCATTATATGATCCAATAGCGCCCGATGCAAAACAAGATGTTGATAGAGGCACTTTTAAAGAAACCATGAAATCAGATATTCATGCAATGATATTTGAAGAATTTAAAGGGCTACAAAATATTGAAAAGTTTATTACTAATAGAGGTTTTTTAAGAGCTAATAACTTAGCGCAAAGATTAGGAATAAAATCTATAGAACAGGGTATAGATCAACAAATAAACGAACAAACTACTCAAGAAATTATTCAAGAAGAAGAAGTAATAACTGAGCCACAAGATATTAAAAGAACAAAAGCTAGTAAAATATTTAGCAATGAGCAATACGAAGAAGCTAAAAATATTATTTTAGAAAATTCTAAAGGTAAAAATCCTGAAGAACTTACTTATAAAAAATTAGGAAACATAACCGCATCTATAACAGAAAAAGTTTCTAATGTGCCCGCATCTAAATTTACTAATCCAAAAAGTAATTTAACAAAACAAGAAATTACAAATGGAAGAATGTTTATAAATAAAAATGCTGATTTAATATTAAAAACTAGACCACAAGGCGCAGTGATAGAAACTGATAAAGCATCGGAAAATTTATTAGGAACAACAACTGGAGTCGCAAGAAGCTTATTAAATAGCCCATTATATACTAAACTAGTAAGAGGTACTAAAGGAGCTGGGCTCGCGCCTTTTGTTAGAAATGAAAATGCAACTAAAAATGATTTATTAAATTTAGTAGGTAAACCTGGAGATGTTATTTCAACTAGATCACCACAATCACAAAATATTAAATCTATTATAAAAATGTTTGATGGTGCTATAACAAATGAAATTTATAGAGCTGAAGTTGTTTTAGACCCTCAATCAAGAGCAAATTTAGAAGCTGGAAAAGCCGAAGCACTACAAAGCGTTGAAAATCAAAAAATTGCTGAAAATTTAGAAGCTGAATGGTTTAATATTCAGGATAAAAATTCTGCTATAAAATATGCTAGGTTATTTAGAAAAAATATATTACCCAAATTTAAAAAATATCCCGGTTTACTTAATTTAGGCACTTTATACAATGGATTAGGTGTTTTTAGTACAAGTGATTTTAAAAAGAATTCTTTAAAAAGAAAAGAATTAAGAGAGGCGATAAAAAAAGAAATTTTAAAAGATAAATTTTGGGTGAAAAAAAATCAAGGATATACTTATGGCGAGGATATTGATGGCGTTTATTCATCTAGTAAATTTAACACTGAAAGATTAATAAAAATATATAAGGATAGAGATAAAATAGACGCAATAAATAAAATAAATAAAAATTCTTTTTATAAAGGCTGGCTAGCTCTTTTTGAGGCTATAGATGAAGATATAAATAATATTACTCCAATATTACATTTTTTAGAAAATGCTGTAAGTGAAGCTGATCATTTCCATAGGAAAGGAGCTGAATTTGTAGGATATAACTTACCTGCTTTATTAAGAATTATAAACGGTTCAAATGAAAAATTAAAATTTGAGCATGCTTTACAAAATGTTAGAGCATACCGTCTTTTAACACAAGCTGCTGGCTCTGTAAGATTTGAATATTATTTAGAAATATTAGATAATTTATATGATAATTATAAATTAATAGCAATATCTGAAAAAAATGATAAAAAATTAGATAGTGGTAAATATCTTGATTTAAATAATAAGATAGTTTCTTATAAAAATGGAATGGGTAGAAACTGGAATATATTTGACAATAGCTGGTTAGAAAGATATGCAAATCCAATTATAGCAAAAATTGACGGTGGATTTAATTTTAAAGACTTAGTAGATTTAGATGGCGTAAATTTTGAGCAAAAATATAATATAAAAAACGATGGAACTGCTTTAGAATCTTTAGAAAGTATAGAATCTAATTTAAGCCAAGATTTAAATGATATTATAGAACAAAAAAAGGGCGCTAAATTTGCAAGTGAAAAAAGATTTTCGCCCAAAAAAGCAGCCATGAGAGGTAAAAAAGTTGAAAAAGGTATTATGAACTTTTTTATACCATATGGCGCTGAAGATTTTCAAGGGCTAATGTATGCATTATTACCAAAAGGTGATTTAGGTAATAAAGCTATGGAATGGATGAGGCAAAATTTATTTAGACCTTATGGTATTGCAATGGAAAATTTAAGCCGCGAAAGAATAGCGGTAATGAATGATTTCAAAGCTCTTAAATCACAAATTAAAGATATACCAAAAACTCTTAAAAAAGAAATATTAAATGGTGATTATACTATTCAAGATGCTGTAAGAGTATACATATGGAATAAACAAGGAATGAAAATTCCAGGATTAACAAAAACTGACGAAACAAAATTAGTAAATTTTATTACAAAAGATAAAGAATTAGTAGATTTTGCAAATCAATTAATTAAAATAAGTAAAAAAGAAGGTTATGTTAAACCAAGTAATTCATGGGATTCGGGAAATATTACTATAGATTTATTTGAAAATTTAAATACAGCAAAAAGAGCTAAGTATTTAGAAAAATGGAAAAATAATGTTAATGAAATATTTACTGAAGAAAATTTAAATAAATTAGAAGCAGCTTTTGGTAAATCTTATAGAGTGGCGCTTGAAGATATATTATCAAGAATGAAAACTGGTAGAAATAGAGCCGGTGGAGGTAATGCACAAATTAATGCTTGGCTAGAATGGATTAATAATTCAGTAGGTGTTATTATGTTTTTAAATGTAAGATCTGCTATGCTACAAATGATTTCAACAGTAAATTATATAAACTGGTCTGATAACAATCCTTTGAAAGCAGCCGAGGCGTATGCTAATCAACCGCAATTTTGGAAAGATTTTATATTTATTTATAATTCAGATTTTTTAGTTGAAAGAAGAGGCGGTTTAAAATTAAATGTTAACGAAGCTGAACTTGCTGAGCAAGCAAATCGTAACGGTGTTAGAGGTGTAATTAGTTATTTATTAAATAAAGGATTTATATTAACAAGAGGTGCTGATAGTTTTGCTATAGCGAATGGCGGCGCAACATTTTATAGAAATAGAATTAATACATATTTGAAACAAGGTTTATCTCAAAAAGAAGCAGAACAAAAAGCATTTCAAGATTTTAGAGAACTAACTGAAGAAGCACAGCAATCTAGTAGACCTGACAGAATATCCATGCAACAGGCTAGCAACTTTGGTCGTATTATATTAGCATTTGCTAATACACCTATGCAATATACTAGGTTAATGAAAAGAGGAGCACAGGATTTAGCCGCTGGAAGAGGTGATTGGAAAACTAATATGTCTAAAATAATGTATTATGGCATTATACAAAACTTTATATTTAATGCATTACAACAAGCTTTATTTGCTATAGGCTTCGGAGAAGAAGATGAAGAATTTAATGATAATAAAACTTTTGGTGTAGCAAATGGAATGGTTGATTCTGTTTTAAGAGGAACAGGTGTTGCTGGAAATGCTGTAATGGTTGGAAAAAATATATTAATAGATATTGCAAAAAGAGCACAAAAACCAAGACCAAATTTTTCGGATGCAGCATGGAAAGTATTAGATATATCCCCTCCTATAGATTCAAAAATTACAAAATTAAGATCTGCAGGATATACTTTTGATAATGAAATGGACAAAATATTAGATGAAGGTTTAAGTTTAAAAAATCCCGCTAATTTAGCTATTGCACAAATAATTTCTGCTGGAACAAATATTCCTTTAGATAGAGTAGTAAGATTATTTGATAATTATAGAGCGGCGGTTGCATCAGATGCAGAGGCTTGGCAAAGAGTAGCATTAATTTTAGGTTGGTCAACTTGGGAATTAAATATAGAAGATGACAACGAAGGTTTAACTGCAAAAAACAATAAGTTAAATCATGCTAAATTAAAAATAAAAAAATTAAAAACACGTAAATTAAAATAATTATGGCAAAAGACGCATGTTATTATAAAGTAAAAGCTCGTTATAGAGTATTTCCTTCAGCTTATGCTAGTGGGGCAATCGCTAAATGCAGAAAAGTTGGCGCAGCAAATTATGGCAATAAATCTAAAAAGAAAAAATAATGAAGGGAGTATCACACTTTAAAAAAGATGGCACTATATTTAAGGGTGCTACACATAAAACAGGTAAGCAACTTATGAGCGGAAAAACACATACTAAAAAAAGTGTTAATTTATTTCATATAAATGAATTACCTAAAAGATCATTAACAAAAGCTTATAAACAAGCAGGCTTATTAAAATAATGGCAGATCCAGTAAAAGGCACGGGTAAAAAACCTAAAGGCAGCAGTAGACGTTTATATACAGACGAAAACCCAAAAGATACAGTTAGTATTAAATATGCTAGTGTAGCAGATGCTAACACTACATGCCGTAAAGTTATGAAATCCAGTAAATCTTTTGCTAGAAAAATACAAATATTAACCGTAATGGAGCAAAGAGCTAGATATGGCAAAAAGCCTAGGCAGTCAAAAATAGCTACAGCTTGTAAAAATAAAGTTAGAAAAAAGCATGGCAAAAAATAGACCTACATTTAAAGACTCTGATGCACCTGATGCAAAAGGTAAATTTAAAAGTTTATCTTGTGGAGCGTTGGCTAAATGGATGATTAAATCTAGAAAAGGTGATATGCGTAAAATAGTTGGTAGTTTAAATCAACAATATGTTTTTAATAGAAAAAAGAACCCTAGTTATGCTAAAAAAATGGTATGTACTAGAAATAAAGTAAAAAAATTATTAAATGGCAGTAAGAAAAACTAAAAAAGGTGCAAATCTTAGGCGTTGGTTTAAAGAAAAATGGATTGATGTAAGAACTGGCAAACCTTGCGGTAGACGTAAAGGCGAAAGCAGAGGAACTCCGTATTGTAGGCCAAGCAAAAGAATATCATCTAAAACTGTTAAAACATCCGGCGAAATGTCAGCTTCAGAAAAAAGAGCTAAAATAGCCGAGAAAAAAAGATTAGGGCAACCGGCCGGAAAACCAAGAAGAGTAAAAAACGTTAAAAGAAATAAAAAATGAAACAAATTTTAACTATACTAATATTATTAATATCATTTAATTTACAATCACAGCTTTTTAAAGATTTATACGAAGATTTTTTAAAGTATGGGACTGTATACGTAGCTGGTAATATAGGTAATGCTAAATTAGAACAGCCAGATTATTTTATAAGAACAAATCCAGACGACTTATACGCAATACCAGACGTTATAGATGAAACAGTTTATCATCCATATGATTATAGATATGGCGTAGGTATACGTAAATTAGCGCGTTTTGGATATGAAAGCAAACCTAATTTTTATAATGGTACAGAAAATAATACAGGGTTATCAGCACCTACTTCTGCTGTTAAAGGATTAGAATATTTATTACATTGGGAAAAGCAAAGAGTAAATGGAGATGAATTTACTAATAAAAGATTATTTGTTAGACATACAGGTAAATATCATATAGCTAAATTTGAGGATAGAGAGCAAGGAAAAGTTGGTTTTGAATATATGTCAGGGGAAATAAGAGCTAGATTGCCAATAGGTAAAAAGTTTAGTATATCTGCCGGCGCTATATACCGTACCCATCAAAAAGCATACGGATATAATCCAATTGAAATTTGGTTAAATGAAATTGAAATATTAACAGATCAAGATAATAATCCTATATTAGATCCCGACGGTAATGTTATAGAGTACCCAGTAAACCCTTGGTATTCACTTGGTTATTATTATGATTTTAGTGATGAATTTACTAGATATACTAATGTAGATACTGGTGAAGAATTTTATGATTGGATATGGAGGAATCCTGATGGAGATATAGTTGCTTACGGAGATAGAGATTTTAGAGATCGTATATTTGGTTCTTTAATGAATAGATTTAATAATGAAGCTTGGGATGTTTTAGATGCGTTTGCAGAAATAGCGCCTATAGCTGGATTTGATTTTTATCATTATAAAAGTAATTTTTGGTTACATGCTTACGGTAATGTAATATTACCTTATCACCATTATATACAAGGTAATGAAGATTTCAGTTATCTTCATAGAAACAGCTGGGGAAAAGGAGGACATAATAATTTATTAGATGGGGAACAGTGGACAGATTATCAAGCAGGTTTAATATTTGGCTGGAAAGTTGGCAAATCAATAGGTATATTTATTGAAGGTGAATATACTAAATTTTGGGACTCAGAGCTATTTAACTCAAATTTTGGAATTAACTACACATTTAGATAAAATAAAATGGCAAAACAATTAGACGAAAACACTTCAATGGGGCTAGACATCGACGGAGATGGAAAAGCAGATGTAAAAATATCTTTAAAAACAATTGGTATGATTGTTGCTGGTATTGTTACCTTAGCGGGTATGTGGTTTACATTAAAACAAGATATTGCAGAAGCAAAAGAATTACCAAAGCCCGTTATAGACCGAGTTGAATATGATTTAAAAGATGAATTAATTCGTCAAACTATTATGGATACACAAGAAGATGTAGAAGATATAAAAGATCAATTAGATAAAATTGATGAAAGACTTTACGAGATTCAAAAAAACAGATAAATGAAATATATTATTTTAATTTTAATACCATTATTATCAATTGCACAATCAGATGTACCAGACAAATATTGGCTTGATGATTCTAATTTTGAAAAAGCAATTACTAGTTCTAGTGCTTTTGGCGATGACAATACAGATACTATAGTAGTAGAATTTTGGGCAAAGTTTAATGAAGCAAATTGTCTTGCTGAATGGGAAATGATAAAAGACGCAACATATTATAGAATTGATATTGCTAAAGCGCCAAATATAAAAAAAGAATATAGAGTTAGAATGGCACCAACTATTTTAATATTTAAAAACGGCAGTGTAGAAGAATCTTTTAAAGCTGGGTTAGATTTATTATTACCAACAGATATAGAAGAAATACAAGAAGCTATAAATGAAATAAATACAGCGTCAGCATTTTAATTAAATGAAAAATATAAGTAAAAATATAAATTATAAGGAGGGAGTGTATAGCATAACTGCAAAAAGATTAGGAATAAAAAATGATCCTAATAGCTATCATTTATCAAATATGGAGTTACTTGCAGAAAAAATATTTGAGCCTCTTAGAAAGCACGTAAACGGCCCTATAAAGATCAATTCATTCTATCGTTCGCCTGAACTTAATCAAGCAATCGGAGGAAGTTCTAAATCACAACATTGTAAAGGGCAAGCAATTGATATTGATGATTCATACGCTTACGCCGCTAATGCAGAAATGTTTAATTATATTAGAAAAAATTTAAATTATGATCAAATGATTTGGGAATTTGGTACGGATAAAAATCCTGATTGGGTTCACGTATCTTATGTAAATGAAGATGATAATCGTAATAGATGTTTAAAAGCATATAAAGATTCTAATAATAAAACTAAATATAAAGTTATCTAACCATCACAAGCAATACAATCTTCACTCATTGCTTTATCAGCAATATCTCCTCTTAGTACGGATTCCGTACGCATATAATACAAAGTTTTAACACCATTTTTCCAAGCGTCCATATGTACTTTATTTAACCATTTAGGAGTTGCTTCATTAGGAAAAGCTAAGTTTAAACTTACGCTTTGATCTATATATTGTTGTCTTAAACCTGCTTGCTTAACTAATTCTAATTGATTAATTTCTTTAAATGTTTTAAATACTTCTTTGGTATTTTTGTCTAAACCTTTAATATTTTGGACGGATCCACCGTCTGATAATATTTGATCCCATGTATCTCTGTTGTTTAACTTATGTTTTCTTAATACTTTTATTAGCGTCGGATTTTTACGTATGAAAGTGCCTTTAGCAGATTGTTCTGTGAAAACATTTGCAGCCCACGGCTCAATACCTGGCGACACATTCCCGCTAAGCTTGCTATTGCTAACAGTAGGAGCAACAGCACGTAAATGAGTATTACGTAAACCAGTTCCGCGACACCATAAAGGTTCTCCATATATCTCTGCAAGATTTCTACTTGCCCTTTCACTTTCAATTTTAATTTGTGAAAATATTCTACGAGTTTCAAACTGTGCAAGCAAGCCTTCAAATGGGATATTTTTTTCCTGTAAATAAGTGTGCCAACCAAGAACACCCAAGCCCAAGGCACGACCTTTTTCTGCAGACCTAACTGCATTTTCAAAACCTTTTCTATATTTAGCGCGTTGTATAAATTCTTCCAAAACGCCGTCAAGGAACCATATACTGTCATGTATAATGTTTGTATTTTTCCATTCATCGTATTTAGCTATATTTAAACTTGATAAGCAACAAACAAAACTATGCGACTCATCTGTATGTAATACTATTTCACTACATATATTAGTCATATGCACTTTTAGTGCGTTATCTTTGTATGCTTTTGGATTTGCTTTGTTAGTATTTCCTTTAAACAAGATATACGGCTCTCCAGTTGCTTTTCTTTTTCTAAGCAGTTTACTCCATTTGCGCCTTGCTTCTTCATCTCCTTGCTCAAGCCTTCGCATAAACTTGTCACCAACAACTGCGCACTGATGTAAGTTAAGTGATTGTCTGTTAACGTCTCCTTTAGGTTCTCGTATTTCAAGCCACTCTTCAAAATCGTTGTGTTCAATGTTGATATTAACACTTGCAGCTCCCCTTCTAACTGATCCTTGGTTTGTTGCAAGAATTGTTGAATCATAAATCTTGCAGAAGGGTACAACTCCGTCTGATGTTCCATTTCCTGTTATATTTGCACCGGCGGGTCTAATCATATTTATACCGATACCTACTCCGCCGCCGTGTTTTGCGAGTAGCATCATTTCTAAATTCTTTTGTCCAATATCTTGTACGCTATCAGCGACATCAATACCAAAACAACTAATAGGTAAACCTCTGTCTAAACCTGTGTTTGATAATACTGGTGAAGCTAAACATAACCAGCCTTTCCATATATAATCAAAAAATGTTTCAGTCATTTCTGGTTTATATAAACGTTTAGCAACTTTGCTTGCTACTCGCATATAAGCATCTTTAGGTGATTCACCATTAAATAAATAACCTCCTGATATTGTTTTTTTATACACATCTGTATCTCCCCATTCGGGGAAATCAATTCCTTTTTTCCAATTGTTATTCCACATATTAATTAAATAAATGTTTTGTCCAAGCTATTAATCCATTAAGATTTAAAGCTACTAAGTTCCATTGTTTTCTACTTGATGTTTGAATCATTACGCAAATAAAACCTATTATGTAAAGCTTAGGTTCTATTGTCCATTGAGCAGCTACTAAAAACCCTGCTCCCATATATCCAATACGAGAAGCAAACTTTTGATAACTTGTTAATTGATTAGTATATCTTAAGAATTTTATAAGTCTATACTTCCATTTTCTTTTTGAATTCATTACCATATATCTTCAAAGTCTTCGCCTTCATTAGCTTTGCTATAATCAGTTGGCCTAATCGCAAAGAAATCAGTATGGGTATGGCCCCCGGTAAGATGATCAAACCAAGCCATTTTATCAATTGCTTTTTTGTCATAAAATGTAAAGTCGCGTAATATTCCGTCTTTTTGTTGATATTTTTTACTGGTATATCCAAGCTCCGCAAGCTTATCACCAACTCTTTTCTTAATAAAATGTGAAAGATCATATTTAGTTATTCCTTCTATATCTCCCATTTCGAATATTTTGCTGATGTAGGTCATTTCAGCATTGTGCATTGTTAAGGCTGCTTCAAATATATGAGGTTCACATTCAGCTTTTAATCCTGGTATTTGCGAACACATATGTCTAAATAATTGACAACCCATTTTACTGTGTAGTGATTCATCTCTTACTGACCATTTCATTTGTTGGCCGATACCCTTGAGTAAATTCCTAAGCTGAAAAGAATAAAGAACTGCAAAAGCACTATATAAAGATACTCCTTCTGCGAAAGCAGAAAAAACAGCCAATGACTTTCCAATACCCACGGGATCGTTGCCATCATATGCAACGAGATTGTCAAAACGAGCAGCCGTAGCTGGTTCAT